CCGTTGGTACGGCTGCGGCGATTTCGGCCACCGCGATAGAATCCTCTATCTTCGGCGCGGATATTGCCACTATTTCTTTTACAACCTCTTTTTCCGTTGGCCGAACTTCCAGCACATCGGATAAATCTGCGTACGCGAGTTCGTAATTATGAACTGTCGGCGGCCATTCTTTTTCACCGAGATAATCTAATAGGTCTTGGCCGTTCTTTGCTGTACGATAAAATTCAGGATGCAAGTCTTTAAACTCTAAAGCTTGTTGCAACGAACAAGCGCGAACCAAAGCATCTTTCGCTGGCTGGACTAAAGCTTGGTATTCTTCCGGTTGCATACCCGCGTAATTCGCGGCAAAGGTATGCATGTCTGCCCAAGTATTTGCTTTGCGACCTAATTTAGAATCGCGAACAACTTGGCGAACTTTTACGGTAGCATGCCCTTTAGCTGCAAGAAGCTTCACCATGATTTCGTCTTTGGTCGCTGCGGTAAATCGTTCTGTTCCCGCGCCGTTCTTAAAAATTATTTCGCCGACCCAGACGTTGTTTTCTTTCTTAATCTCTGCTGTGAAGTCTTTGTCATCAACCCTAAGCGTTTTTTCTTGCTGGGGTTCGCGGGTAGGCTGTACCACTGCTACAGGCGCGGCCACAGGAACCTCTGGTACGACTGCTACGGGTTCAGGTTTTTCTCCACCGAGATGTACACTCAGTGCTTCCCATTGTTCTTCTGTGAGTCTTGCGTTCAGCGCCATTTCTTTTGTGACGGCGCGTTTCTGTCCGTAAATCCGCACCAAATGGTGCCGCATATTCTCTAGGTCGGCGTCCGAATAACGGACAGTCGCTTCCGGCATCACTGCTGGGACATCCTCAAGATTCTTTGTAATTTCTGCTTCTAAGTCGGGCATAGCTACTGGCGCAACTGTTGCGGCGCTGCCACCTTGTCCGCGACTTCCCTTCTGCGCTTTTCGTTCTGCCTTCCGTCTACGGGCTTCTAATTCTCCTACAGGTGCGTCACCCGATGCTAACATTGCTGCACGGGCCTCTTCTAGTGTTGGTCCTGCTGGTCCACGAAGTAAATCTGATGCAAATGACTTAGCCATGTTTTCTCCACTCAATCCGAGTTTACACCAATCCAGGTGTTTGGAATTTTACAACTTTACTGCAGTAGTTCTGGTGCCTTCGATTCTATTTCTTTTTGTTCTATTCGTTTCAGTACAAACTGTAAATGTGATACCTTTAATTTAGCTTGGCGGGCAGTTTCATCATCTTCGCGGGCATCCGCATAGCTCACGAGTTCCGCAATAGCCTGCGACAACTCTTCGCGGATTTCGTCTTTGAAATCTTGCCAGCCGGGTGCGCCGACCAAAACTTCCGCATCCATAGTTTTCGATTCAGAGGCTTGTTGCTGCGGCGTCAAAGCTAACGTGGCTGCTGGCCGAAGTTCGTAACCTGTTATACCCGTTTCCTTCGCAAAGTTTTCATCACCTAGTTCTTGGCGAAGCTGCGACAACGGCGCGGCCAAAATGCTGGATACGGCGTCCGGGCTTTCATCTAATTCGTCGTCCGTTAAACGGACAGGAATTAATATAACTTTCTTTGGTCTGCCCATTCCATTACCATGCTTTCCAAGTTTTAACTATCCACTTTATGTTTGGAATACGTCTTTCATAGTAAATATAAGCTGTACGACCTATATTTATATTCACGCGGCGAAATTTAAAAACAAAAGATATTCTAAAACCTTCGTTAAATCCTGAAAAAATATGCACTAAAATCCTTGGTCTGCGTTTGCCAACTCAGGTTGTTCTTCGTGTACCTGAGCGCGTTCCAAACTCTTTACGAGTACTTCTTGTCCCGCTTTTGCCAAACCTTCAGCATCAGCTTTCTGCTGCACTAAATCTACGTCCTGCGCATGTTCTTGCGCCGACAGTTCCTTTTTGTCTCCGTGCATTTGCGCCAAACGTGCTTGCGTAGCTTTGGCGTCCAGAACCTTCGGATTTGACTGCATAGCGTTTTGCTGGTCTTGCTGCGTCAGCGGAATAAACATTTCATCTGATGCCTGCCAACCTGTGCTCCATTCCAGCCTGCGACCAAATTCCAGCCAGTTAAACTTCAGCCCGGTTGCGGATAATCCTTGCGCGAATTGCGGGGTCGATGCCATTTGCATCAGCAAAGGCAGTGTTGCGGCCATTGCCTTTTTGCTTGCGATGTTTGCACCAGCCAAAATCGAAACCTCTAAATCTTCGTTGTTAACCATGTCAACGAGTAAATCTTTACCGTCGTAGCTTTCGTTCAAAGCATCCCAAAGGGTTTTGCCAATTACTTTCCGCATTACCTTGGGGTCTAATTGATGTCGGCTCATTTCAATAAACGCGGACAAAGTCGGAAGGAAAACTTGTTCCACTACGACATCTACGAAGCCTTGTATCCTTGACGAACTCGCACCAGCAACGGCACCTGCTCCCGTAGCCGTGCGCATACCTGTTGCGCCGCCGCCACCCTTAGCACCTTGCACGAGCATAGCATTCGCGCCAGTGGTTTTCTCGGCATCGCCTACCAAAACATCTTCTTCTCTGTAAGCGTCGTTGAGAATAGGTTGTTTCGGTACAGGAATCATTGACGTTTTTACGTCGTCAACTTTGAATACAGCACCAGGATAAGCCTTGATAGGCTGGGCGGCAATTTCTGTGCCTTTCTTCACCATCCACATATTCATCAAGCTTAAATGAATATCGTCTAATCGAGTATTGCGAAGACCTTGAATATGTGTTTGGATTCCGCCAATTCTCCTAGGAATACCAAAGCCGTAAAAGCATCCGGGAATATCGTCCCAGTAACATGATACGAAAGGAATCACGCCAAACGGATTTCTTTCCCGGCGAATACATTTCTTGCGTTGCAGAACTGCGATAACGGAATCTTCTGACCAGCGTTCCAATACTTCTAATTTATGGTCTAACGGGTCTTCGGTTGCGTCAATATAACGCGGCAGAGTCCTATGACCTTGCGCAGGATACGACGTTCCTTCTGTTTCCAGCGGACTCGATGCCGGAGTTTCAACAGGTGGTGCAGCTAACTCGCGGAGTTCTTTTTCAGAAGGAATATCCCAGCCTTCGTAATCTCGGAGTTTATTTAGTTGCCGGATGCTAGGAAAACTCCGCTTCACAACGAATGACGCTTTGCGGACATCTGGGTCGCGCAAATCTGGCGCAACCAATAAATGATTTACTTCTACGCGGTAAAAGAACGGTTTACAGACTTGCTGTGTTTCTTCGATTAAATCCAATGCGTCGGATTCATCTGTATCTTCGATGACGGTTTTTCCGCCTGGAACCAGCGGTTGAATTCGTTTTGGCGGAACGGCGCGTTTATAAACATTGCGTTTTCGTTCGTAAGTTTCCCAACCCCATTGGCCAATGCCTGTACCAAAGACTTCCGCGTCCTTTACAATTAAAGAAATTTCTTGTTTGAAGTTTGCTTGCTTGACTTGGTACTTCAGAACTCCTGACCAAGCTCTAGCTACTTGCCACGGCGTACCTTCGTTGGGGTCTATCGAAAACGGCGGCGTATCTGAGAACAACGCGGGCATGGCCTGGTCGTGAATTGCGCGAACGTGTTGCGCGACCAACGGAAAGGAATTCGCCGCACGGGAAACTACAGTATCACGCCAATTTTTTGTTTGTACTGGAGCTTCATACAAACTCTTGGCAATGCGCCACTCCGACATCCACAACCGCGAAGTCATAAAAGCTTCGCAGCGTTTTGTATCTTGTACGACTAAAGCTACCGCAGTTTCATCATTTGTAGGTGCTGAGTCAAAGGTAAAATCTCTAACAACCTCATTCAGCGGAATATTTGGGGCGACTGGTTCGTTAAGCAACATTCGCTACGTTATCCTTGGTGTGGTGCGGGCATCGTAAATTCTTGGAGCCAGTCGTTATCGGCATTTGCAAGTTCTTCGTTGTGCAAATCCACTTCTTCATCTTTTTTAATGTGATATCTATCAAATTCAGGTTCAAATTCTACGGGGTTGCCGGATGGAGTAAGATATTTTATTCCTACGGCGCGAATTTGGTCACGGTATGCTGTATACATCTGAGCAATGCAGTCTGGGCCGTCATCTTTGTATTTACCCTTGCCCGTGAACTTCTCAAATTGATTGTAGATTTCTTGAAGGTTCGGCATACCGGAATAAAACCGAATCATATCTTTGTCTAACGCGGACGCAAGTTCCCGGATACGGATAGTCTTGGCGTCTTTTTCTTTTTCCGGAACGCCCCAGTCAATAAAAAACGGATGCTGGATTTTAGCTTCTTGCGCGGTTCTTGTGATTTCACCACTGAGAAATTTCGCGCCACAAGCATCTTCAATTCTATACTTCGCTACGGGTGCCCATTTTATGAACAAGCCTACGATAGCATTGACCGCGTGCGCTGAACTTCCGAACTTCTCCATGACGCAATCAATTAAAAACAATCTCCCGTCATGGCCCCAGACACCTACCATACCTACTGACCAATCACCTTTACCGCTCAACCCGGCCATATCCCAATTTATGAATATGTCAGATTTGTGCGGCGGCGGTTGTTCAGTTATTGGCCGCGTCTGTCTAACAAGTTGCTCGCGTTTGAATACTGCGTTTGATACACTTTCCGGATTTAAGAGGTACTGGCACGCGAACTTTCTGCGATTCGCGCGATACATGGGCCAAAGAAACTTTGCGTTGAGTTTTTCCGGCCACAAAAGTTCTACTTCTTCGGGGTCTAGCTTGCCACGTCGTTCGCGGTCGTCTCGGTCTAACTGAGTCTTGGCATCTGGCGCGGATTTGACTTTCCAGACAGGCTGGTTCAGATAACGGACAGTATTGATACCCGTTTCTTTTTCCATTTCTTCGCCGCGCTGCCGAATAGTTTCCGGAAGGTCATCTACGCCCCAGCGCGTCCCGGTAAAAACTTTATAGCCACCTGGTTCAATCAACGGGTCTAAATCGTCATATTGTTCTACAGTTTTTTCAATGTATTCTGGAGTTGCACAATTAATTTCGTTTGTACAGTCATCCATCAAAACTATATCTGCGCGAATACCCGCTTTCGTGGAATCAAATGTCGCGAGCGCGATGGTTGGGTCGCGGTAGTCTACGCCACTTCTAGCAGGCGTCGTGAACTTGTCCGCATTGACTTTTATGCCACAGCAAAATTCTGGAAACAAATATTGCAGGACTTCGTTCTTTTCAAAGTATCCGCGAGCCAGTGTTAGAACGGTTTGTGCTAAGTCTAATTTACCGGACAGAATAAGAATACGAATATTCGGGCAGCAAAGAATAATCTGGACAATGAACGCGGCTTCCAACATACTTTTCATGGAACCGCGAAAGGCTAAAATTACAACTTCTTTGACTGTGTCCCATTCCGGGTAATCCTTGTCAGGGTCACAAGGAATGAGCGTGTCACAGATTGTTTTATGGACTCTGGGAATTAAAGGTTTGGCGCGTTTATCTCTGCGATTGCGCAGGACATTGTTAGCCAAGAAATACAATTCCGTTTGGCACCGCTTTTTAACT